CACAAATACCGATGACAATGATCGCAATGGCAGCAATCAATCCTAGTAGCGTTTTCTTCTTTTTCATATGTCTCTTCCTTTCGTTTTTTCCAGAGTTCATTTATTCAATCAGATATCTCCGCCATACAAATACATAAGTATCAAGAAGGCGGGGTATTTATGGTTAGAGATACTGGATGAATTACATATATCTCTTTACAACTTCTATTAAACGGTTTTTGTATTTGTACAAATCGTTTAAAGAGTCGATATAAATACGCTCGAATTTTTTATTAGCATCCGGGATGAGAAGTTGTTTATTTCTTGCATCAAGATTGAGGCGACAAATCGGTTTTCTATTATTGTCTTTATATAGAATTCCAAAATAACTTTCGGTATCACGGTGAACTATATCTTCAACGGGTACGATACCCGCAAGAAGTCCGCGAATAATGTAGAAACTTTCAATTTCATCTTCCGTTGTAACAATCTTTGATGCGGGTTCTTTGATCTCGGGTTCTGATTCTTCATCTTTATCATAATCGTCAGCTAATGCAGAAGAAATTTTACTATTTACTATTTCATTTACAAAAGAAGAGAAAGCTCGTTTTACCACAGGCGTAAATTTTTCAATTATTCTCTGATTCTTTTGACCATCGTATATATCCGCTAAAATAAATCGAACAAAGTCTTCTGTCGGAGATTCAAACTGTTTTGTTAAGATGTTTTTTATTTGACTGCTATATTTAAGCTCTTCGGCAGTACTAAATATTTTGTCCTTATCAAAATTATCTTTACAAAATTTTTTTAATTCATTGATGGAAGAATCTTTTAAATTTGCCATGTCTATTTCTAGAAATGGCACAAGATCCATTTTGTTTGATTCTTCTAAATCTGTATAAAAACGATATATTATGCCATTTGTAAGAATGCCAAATTTAGCAGGAGATGTCCCGAAATATCTAAAAAGTTGAGATGAATGTTTGTCGAGTTGCTCTGAGCAACTTTTGCATTCGACTAAAATATTCGGCTGTCCATTTTCAAGGATTGCATAATCAACCTTTTCGCCTTTTTTAATTCCTACATCAGCAATATACTCTGGGCAAAATTCATTTGGATTGAAAACATCATACCCAAGAAGTTGGAATAAAGGCACTACAAGAGACATTTTTGTGGATTCTTCTGTAGTGATGGTGTCTTTTAAAGACAGTATCCTTTCTGAAAATTGTTTAATTACATCATTGAACTCCATACATTTTCCTCTCTTTCATATTTTATAAATCATCACCATATAGATAGTGGTGTTCAGCTCGGTGGAACATATCGCAATGTTCTTGAATAAATTCAACACGTTTCTGATCACGAGCAATCCGCTTCTTTAATCGTCTTCGTTCCGCTTGCAATTGCTTGATGCGATCAAGATAGATTTGAGCCGGTTCTGGATCTTTGTGTGGATGATGAGCATAGTATTCAATTTCTTGTACATTACCTTTTAAAAAGTCATCATTTGTTATATGACTCATGGCATGCTCATATGCCTTAAGCTGAGATTCATAATTCAATCCGGCATTGATCAGTATCGTGTAGCTTCCGTCTTCGTTCGGAACAACCATTTCATTTCCTTTTTTACTAGGAAAGTCCATAAGAACGACATTAACATCCGGTGTCGTCAATATCACCACGTTCCTTTCGTTTAAGCGCGAGAGCCATGCTATGCAGAGCTTTTAAGTCGTCCGGATCCATATCTTTCTGGACATCAAACAGCGCTTTCAGTTCTTTGTTTTCAAATATCTCTTGTGCTACCTGTGCAGTTTCGTTGTTTGTGTAGTATTCGTTGGTATTTTTTCCAGTGCGAATATATTCGGCAGTTACACCAAATAAATCAGCTATCTTCTGTAATTTAGCATCTTTAGGATTGCTTCTACCATTTTTCCAGTCTGAAAAAGTGGATTTTGTGATTCCAGTAGCCTTTGCCACGTCAGAATCTTTCATCCCTTTGGAATCTCTTAACTTGCAATAAATTTCATACATAATACACCTCTAAATAATAAATTCTGAAATCAGTACAAAAAGTTATTGACAAGTTCTGAAATCCGCACTATAATAAAGCTACAAAGTTCGGAAATCAAAACAGAATTAAGTTTTAATTCATTTGTCAATGTATCTGGTAAATATATTGTATCTGATTTCCGAACTAAAATCAATAGAAAGTTCGGAAATGAGGTGATTATTTTTATGTATGAAAGATATGTAGAACTTCGAAATCAAAAAGGTGTATCTGACTATAGGGTAGCAAAAGATACAGGGATTCCGAAGTCTACTTTTTCTGATTGGAAATCAGGAAGGAGTAAACCGAAGATAGCAAAGCTTAAAATTTTGGCTGGATATTTCGATGTGGCTGTAGATGAATTAATTTCAGCAACAGATGAAACAGGTTCAGAAGAAGGGAGGGAATAAAGTGGTTGAAAGCGTATCCGTTTTATTAGTATCAATAGCCGCAGTGTTAACGGCTATCGATCAAATATCTATAGTTCTTACAACAAAGAAATTATGGAGGCAACAGCAGCAATTGCAGCAACAATTAGAGATGCTACAGAAAGAACTGTCTGAATTATAAATCGCTTTGAATTTATAGCAGATTCCTTTTCAGATGCTTCTTGCATTTGCAAAAGAGTATCGTGGGTTTCCCTTAAAAGGGCATCACGTTCACTTTGTTTGTTGATTTCGTCAACCATTAGTTGGGCGTGCCAATTAGGATCCATACAATGTATCTCCTTTCATAAATACTCAGCATGGCAGTGCTTGTATTTAGAGTATAGGAGAGATTGAAGAAAGATGCAATAAAAGAGAGGTGGATATTATGAAGCGATTATGCCCAGTATGTTTTACCGAGCTTCCAGAGAATGCAAATTATTGTCTGGTTTGCGGAAAGTGTATGAGAGAAAATGTGGAGCAGACCGTTCAATATATAGGTTGTTCACCAGTAACAACAGTGGTCGGAATAAATGATTGTGCGATTCATGTCAAAGATCAGAATGCAACAAGTACAAACAGTGATACATAACCTATAAAGAGGTGATGCAGTTTGAAACATATATTTATTTTAAGACTTATACGAAAAGAAGATGGAAGTCTTATTTCTGAAAGAGATATGGATACTATGGCGGAAAAAGATAAGGATGAAGCCGTGAATGAGTTAAACGGGAATTCTGTTGGATATTTAGGATACCAGAAGTAGAAAACCGCTTAGGCGGTAGAAGGGAGGACAAGCATGAAAAGAAGAGGACCAAGAACAAAATGGCAGAGAATCATCAGAGAAACGGTGTTAGAGATCCTGATCGGCGCCGCAATCGGACTTGCATTTGATGCAATGTTATTTATCTGGTTGCTTGTAAGGTGAAAGAGGTGAGGACATTGCAAGGAGAAATCAAAAAAGAGCACCCGTATAAGCCGGCAAGCTTGGGGCGCTCTGGAAAATAGTCAATTTAAGTATAAACAGAAAAAGGAGAATAGTCAAATGGCAGAAGAAAAGAAATATGAAATTACAATATCAGATCTGAGTGCATATATAGGAGCAGCAGCATTCGAGATACTTCCGGAAGATGCAAAGGAAGAGGATGTTGATAAATATGCTATGGTTGCAGCTGGTATTACGGACCGAGTTGCCAAACATCTGGACGGTTCCAATCCTTTACCAGAGGATCATGTGGCTTTGGCAAAAGAGATGGGACAATTTATTAATGAACTTGGAGTGGTTTGCGAAAAGATTGTTCAAGCTGTAATGGAGGAGTAGAGATGGAAAGCATTCCAGGATACGACGATTGGAAGACAACTCCGCCAGATGATCCAGAACCGGCCTCGGTTTGTGATTGCTGTGGCAAGTACTTATGGGAAGGTGAGTCGATATATTTAGATATAAATGGTGAAAATCTGTGCGAGGTTTGTTTGAACAAGATGTACAGGAGGATATTGTGATGTGGAAAGTAGAAATAGTAAGGGTTTATAAGTCCAGTAATTTACTGTACGAGCATGAAGATAAAGTGATTTTCGAGGTAAACAGTTTGGCAGAGGCAAGTGAGATTACTTCGATGTTTGATAAGTATGCTGTTGGAGAATATAAATATTCGATCACGCGTAAAAAAGAAAACAAAGAAGGTGAAGAGTAGATGGCACTTAAAAGTTATGAAGAATTGGTAAAGGTTGATGTAAGGCAGTATTGCGAAGAAAGAGATGGTTTTACATATCTGAACTGGGCGAAATGTATTGAATTGCTGAGACAGAACGGCGCTACCGAAGTGTATTGGGAGCCAATTCCTGATCCGCAGACCGGAAGCAGTCTTAGAAAAACAGACATCGAGTTCAAGGACAAGAATAACAATACGAATCGTTGTTATGAAACACGGATCAAAGTCGTTATCGATGATAAGGAATATGAGATGCAGACTCCAGTGATGAACGGGGCGAATCCGGTAAAAGACAATTCTATGAGCCAGCAGAGAGTCTGGAACAGCATGTGCAGGGCATTTGTGAAGTGTGTGGCTATTCATACCGGGCTTGGATTTAACTTATGGCTGAAAGAAGAATACAACAAGCTGGAAGCAAAGATTCCTGGAACAGGAGAGAACCTTGCATCAGAAGCAAAGAAGAAGACACTCAAAACGCAGTGTACGGCGCACGGCATTGATTTGGAGGCATGGTTATGTTTAAACGAAAGGACGATGGACACGCTTACGGAAACAGAGTGCGCCAAGATGTTGAATGCGATCAAGAAAAAGTACGGTGATGATTGATGAATTTCACAGGAAAACTCGAAGGCTTGAAGATGGACTATGCTACTAAAAAGCAGAGCATCTCTGTAGAAGTGAATGAGGATGCCAGAGATGCATTCCAGGAACTGAAAGATTGTGAGAAGCTTGATATTCAGATTAAGAAACATCGAGAAAAGAGAAGCTTAGATGCGAATGCCTATTACTGGGTATTAATTACGAAGTTTGCTAAAAAGCTTGAATTGAGCAATCCGGAAGCACACAACATGTGTCTTATAAGATATGGATATCCGGTAATATTATCCGGGAAATCGGCATGTGCAACGATTCCAGACACGGAAGAAGCAGAGAATAAAGTGAAAAACTCTACAGAATATCACCTGCAGCCCACCTCACAAGTGAGAGAAGGAGTTGACGGTGTGATGTACCGGACATACAGACTCCTCAGAGGAAGCCGAACCTATAATACCGAGGAAATGTCCAGGCTGATATCTGGGCTGATCACAATGTGTAAGGAGGCACAGATCCCGGATAGAGAAATCGCCACACCAGAAGAAAAGAGACTCCTGAAAGAAAGGTATGGTGTGGATGTCTAAGAAATTGTGGAGCGTGTTCACAGATGATATGGATCATTGTTATTTTACCGGCACGCCATATTGCCATCGGCATCATATATTTTATGGCCCGTATAGATCAATGTCTGAGAAATACGGCTTTGTAATACCGATAGCTTATTACTTACATGAGAATTATCCGGACAGTGTTCATCAGAATCCGAATAAGGGCATTGATCTGGAACTGAAGCAAATGGCTCAGAAGTATTTCGAGGAACATTACGGGACAAGGGAAGAGTTTAGAGAGATCTTCGGGAAAAGCAGATTGTAACTTATTAACATAGATTCCCTGGCATTGTAACCAAGAAATGTAACGCATAAGCACTCACCCAGCGTTATTTATTGCACAAGATGTTGTATCACAGCCAGAGAGCCAGGCTCTGGCGGAAAGGAGCAGCATGGAAGGACAGATAGAATTAGAGGATTATCTCCGGTCATTAAACTGTGAGGGATTTGATATTTGTGATTATATTCCGAAAGGACGAGCTAATGCAATCACAAGATATGAGCTGTGTATGAAGACTGGATTCAGGGACCGTCAGATAAGAGATTTGATTCATTATGCAAGGCGTGACGGATCTATCTTGAATCTATCGGATGGAAAGGGATATTTCAGACCTGATTTGGATGATCCAGTGGAAAGAGGAATGCTTGCAGCATATGTCAGGCAGGAGGAAAGCAGAAGAGATTCGATAGATTGGTCTCTGAATGGAGCTATAAAAGATTGTAAAGAAAACGGCATTGATTGGAGGACATAATAAATGAATTCAAACCAGAAGGGAAAGAAAGGTGAGCGTGAGCTTGCTGCAATACTCAAAAGCTATGGATATGAGGACAGCCGGAGAGGTCAACAGTATTGCGGATCTAATGGTGACGCAGATGTAGTTGGTCTTCCAGGGATTCATATTGAATGTAAGAGAGTAGAAAAGCTGAATATCTATGATGCCGTGGAACAGTCAAAGAATGATGCAAGAACAGGTGAAATGCCGGTTGTTATGCATCGGAAGAATAGAAAAGGGTGGCTGGTTACTATGTCACTGGATGATTGGATGAAGCTGTATGAACGGTAATTATATTAAAGTCAGTCGGTCATTGCTGGACTGGTGCTGGTATCACGATGTTAATACCTGCCGGTTGTTTATACATATGTTACTCCGGGTGAACTGGAAAAAAGGTTACTTTGGAGAGGAAGTAATTGAAAGAGGAAGCTTTGTTTCTTCGATATCTAAGTTATCTGCAGAGACTGGATTGAGTGAAAGAGAGGTTCGCACAGCACTGGAACACCTTAAGAAGACAGGCGAAGTGACATGCAACCGACACGCAAAATATAGCGTATATACAGTGGTTAATTACTGTAAGTACCAATCGAGTGACAGGCAAAATGACACAGAGAACGACATGGAAAGCGACACACGAAGTGACACGTCTGTTGACAATCTATCGACAGGCAATCGACACGCAATAGAAGAAAAGAAAGAAGGAAAGAATAAAAGAATTAATAATAAAGGGCGGTTTGAACCGCCGGATGTGGAAACGGTCCGAGCGTATTGCCAGGAACGTGGGAACAAAGTAGATCCGCAAGCTTTTGCTGATTTTTATGAATCCAAAGGCTGGATGGTAGGGAAAAACAAAATGAAGAACTGGAAAGCAGCAGTGCGTACCTGGGAGAAAGAAGACCAGAGGAGAAGCCAGACAAGGAAGGAAGAGACCGCCAAACGTGGCAGCACTGGATTTAATAATTTCACTGGCCGTGATTATGACATGGACCAGATGGAAAGAGCGCTTTTAGGAATTCAGGGAGGTGGGAATCATGCGGATTAAGCAGATCAATCCAAGAGGATGGTATGACATTCCGGGATATGACGGGAAGTACCAGATCAACTATTTCGGCAATGTCCGTAGAGCATTGAAACATGGATACAAAGCGTTGCACCCATATATCAAGACTACGAACGGTCGCAGGGTTGTGAAATTGAACTGCAAGGAACAGGTTATCATGAAGCTGATGCAGATCACATTTATCGGTGAATTGCCTCCGGGAATGGTAACTTATCACAAGAACGGGATTATCACAGACGATGCATTGAATAACATCGGAATCATTACCAGAAGTGAACTTGGTAAGTTAACTGGCAGAGGCAACGGCTGTGAAACTTCGGTCGTGAAGATCAGCGAAGAAGGACAGATCGTTGATTTCTACAGATCGGTAAGAGAAGCCGGCAGGAAGAACCATATGTCATATCAAACGATTTTAGATCGGATTAACGGGAAAGTGAAGAGCTTATATGCGCCGGATGGCTATGTGTACTGCAAGGACAATGCCAGAGAGATCAATAAGGCGGTCCGGAGGATAGAGCTGGACAACAGAGAAGAATGCAGTGTTGATTTTATACCGGCACCGGAAATAGTATTTGATTTTTAGCATAACGAAAGGAGGCGGAGCTCCGGCCGGAGTGATGATGCATCGGCTCCTTTTGAAAAGATGAAAAACGGAGTAAGTAAAGTTTATACAGACAGACCAGATTATGCAGATTTTGATTCACCGGCAAAATTTGAGGCAATCAAGAGTATTATCGCGAAGAGATTAATAGAACATCCGGATGCCATATGCTCATATTCGGGCGGATCGGACAGTGATATCATGCTTGACCTGATTGAACGGACCAGAGCAATGTTCGAGTTACCGCCAATCAAATATGTATTTTTTAATACAGGATTGGAAATGAAAGCAACAAGAGATCATGTGAAGTATGTTGCAAAAAAGTATGGAGTGGAAATTGAAGAGAGAAGACCAGAGATCAACATCGTCTGGGCAACCAGAAAATATGGAATTCCATTCGTATCGAAAATTATGTCAGGAGGTTTGTCCGAATGGCAAAAGAAAGGAGTCCCTTTATCTATAGCAGATGAATATGATCAGGCAGAAGATAAGGCGGCGAAAAGAAAAGAGTTAAAGGAAAGATATCCTAAATGTGAGAGCCTGATTAATTTTCTTTGCTGCTGTAATTCGGCTGGGGAACCAAGACCAAACATTCAGCTCGTAATCAATTCATCAAAATACATGCGGGATTTCATCAAGAAGTACCCGCCAGAATTTATGATAAGTGCAAGATGCTGTGATTATTGCAAAAAGCAAATCGCTCATAAAGTTCAGAAAGATTATGACATGATTATAACGGGAGAGCGTAGAGATGAAGGCGGAATGAGATCGGTTCCCAGAAAAGACAACACGGCTCTTTGTTTCACGGAAACGGCAGATGGACATTATCGGCTAAGACCGCTCTATTATGTATCTGATAAAGATAAAGCATGGTACAAAGAGTATTACAAAATAAAATATTCGGATGCATATGAAGTATATGGCTTGACTAGAACGGGATGTTGCGGATGCCCGATATCGTATAAGGCAGTAGAAGATCTTGAAAAGATTCGAAAGTATGAGCCGAATGTAGTAAAGGCAGCATGGAATATTTTCGGAAAGAGTTATAAGTACCGAATGAAATATAACGAATACAAAAAGAAACGAATGGAAGAAGAAAAAAGGAGAGCTGAAAATGTCGAGGGACAAATGACGATATTTGATTTTCCGGAACTGATTCCGGAGGAAGGAGAAAACGATGGCGATAATACATAATGTCCGTGGCGGGACGGTTGGCTTAAATGAAGAAGACCGGTTGATGATCGCAAGGCTGTTGGTGAAGGCGGGATATACGGTTAAGATCGGATACAGGACGATTCCAGGTAATGCGAAGGGAAAGAAAGAATACATAGTTGAATACTGGGAGGAGAAAGAAAAGAAGATAGAAATGTAGAATGGTGTCGAACCTTGACAATTGAATATTGATGGTTGGAATGTTATAATTTCCGTATCAAATGTACGGGAGGAAATGCAAATGGGTATAAGAATCGTGAAGCAATGCAATCTGAGTATGTTAAACTTTATTGAAAAATTCGGGCCAGTGGAGATCGATGACTTATATAGTAAGTTCGGAAACGGGATCAAATCCATTGTTGACGAAGATGTTAAAAATCTGTTGGATAATGCGAAGATAATAAAGGAAGATAATGACACGTACCGGGCAGTATAATTTACTTACCAACCATCGAATATTGATGGTTGGTATTTTTATGCTTAAAAATAGGCGAAAGGATGAAAAAGAAGAATGTGGAGGAATAGCATTAAATGATGGGTAGATTGCAAGTAATTTGCACAACGGATCAGATAAAAGAAGCAAAGCGTAATGTTCAGAAGTATATGAGAAAACATAAAAGCGATGAAGATTTTATTAAAAATATCAGTGATGATTTTGTGATGGGATTTATGATTTCTCAGAGAATGGCATGGGACGATTATGATAATGGTGCACAAATGAAGAGGAAAGATGCGGAGAAATAGACTATGGAAAGATTAACACATGAAAGAAAAAGTGGTATGAAAACAGGATACTGGTCCCCAAATAAGAAACAGGAACTGGTGGACAGACTGGCGATGTATGAGGACAGGGAAGATGCTAAGGACACAAATGTCCTTGGCAAATGGATTCCATGTAGTGAGAAGTTGCCGGAGGTAAATATACCAGTCCTTGCTCAATGGGGAATATATTATTCAGGTGAAAACCGTATTGAGATCTTATGTTTGAATGATTTGGGAAGATGGCATGGGGATCTTGGTGAACCGAATGGGAAAGTAATCGCATGGATGTCGTTACCGACTCCGTGCGAGGAAGGAGAATAATATGGATAAGACATATGCGCCGATAGAAAATAAATCGCAGGAAAAGATAAAGGTAGAGAGCATTGACATTGTAGTGACCGGACCGAAAGAAAAACCATATTACGCCATTAAGTATAGAAAGGTAGGCAGTAACGATGACTGCATCGGATACGGTTCTTATACTCTGGAATATGTACTTGAATGGAAAGAACAGTGTTTTGAATTGATAGAGCAGGAAAATAATGATTTTGGCAAATGGATTCCATGCAGTGAGAGATTACCAAAAGATAGGCAGATTGTGGTAGCTGATATTGAATGCGGCATTGAGGACAGAATGTGCATATTCGCCTATTTTAAAATCGTTGATCACATGGAGCACTGGATAAATGCCAATACGGGCTTTCCTGTTTTAGCCAATGTTGTTCAGTGGACACCATTGCCGGAGCTATACAGGGAGGAACAGTAAATGCATGTAGAAGTAAGCGAAGGATTCCGAAAAACCATTGCAGACATTGTTGATTGTTGTGTAAAAGGGAATACGAACAGCTGTACATTGGAAGTTGAGGTAAGGGAAAACGTCAGTCTTGTGATTGATATGAAATTTGAGGTGAAGGAGAAGAAAAGATGCGAGTAGAAGAAATTGCAGTAAGACAAGAAGTAAGACAGATGCTGTCAGAAGCTGGATTAAACAGAAATACATTACGAGAGATGACTCAGCAGATTTTGAGAGAAGAAATCAAGAAGCAGGTAAAATATGCGGTAGAGCATATTAATGTGAACGATGTCGTCCGATACGAACTGACATCATACGAAGGAAGGTCGGCATTGAAAAATGCGATCAGTTCGGAAGTTCGTAATATGGTGAAAATTAATGTTGATGTGACAGCATTTGATGCGAGAAAACAAAACGACGAAGGAGCTGAGAAATGATTGAACAGAGGAAGAGACAGAAGACAGGTAAAGCTGGATGATCAGCAACACTATAAGGAGTTGGAAGAAAGTCATGATGCGAAGGCAAGTGAGAGATTCCATACACCAGCTTATCAGAGCTATTCAGTGGAGGATTACTTGCGGAAGATGGGAGTAGACATAACGAAGGGAGTAGATGCCGGTGGACAAGAACATTCTAAATGATTACATAGATGCATGTAAATTCATCGAGGAAGCGGAAAAGGAACTCGAAAAATTAAAGAAGCGTCGTCAAACGGTACAAGATAAAGTAAGAGGAAGCAATCCGGAATGGCCATATGAAGCGAAATCATTTAATGTTTGTGGTACTGCTGAGAAGTTAGAAGATGCAGGAAAGATTCAAAAAGAAGAACAAATAATTGAGGAGCAGAAAGAAGTAGCGGAAGAATTAAAAATCAAAGTAGAAGAATGGATGAAGAGTATTCCATTTCGTATGCAGCGGATTATCAAGTATAAGTTCTTTGAGCGATTACCTTGGGAAGAAGTTGCGAGAAAGATAGGGGATAAATGTTCGGGAGAAGGGATTCGAATGGAATTCAATAGATTCATGAAAAAATAGATAAAATTTGTTCGATTTGTTCGGATTGTTTGAAATCAAAGTGCTATACTGTAAACTGGAATTGATGAACAGATATCAAATCATTCGATTAGTTCCCCTACAACCTAATAAAACCGAGAGAAGACACCTGGTGATGCTGGGTGTCTTTTTCGTTGCGTAATGTCATAGAGGATTTATTTATGAAATAAGCAAAATAGAATTGACATAATAAGTAGAAAAACGTATAATGTAACTACAAAATAGTTACAAAAAGAGGTGAAAGCCTAAAATAATGAGTAAGCTAGATAAAGCGAAAGCAAGAATATTATCAAAACCTAAAGATTATACTTATACTGAGGCGATATATTTACTTGGTAAATTAGGTTTTGAAGAATTTAACAAAGGAAAAACATCCGGATCAAGAGTACGTTTTTATCGAAAAAGCGATAAGAAAATAATATTATTACATAAACCGCATCCAGGAGATGAAATGGATGCTGGGGCAATAAAAGATTTGGTTAAATTTTTAACAGAATTGGGTGAATTATAATGAAAAGCAATATACTTGAGTACAAAGGATATCATACAAAAATAGAATTCGATACGGAAACATATACATTGCGCGGAAAGATTGAAGGTATAAATGACTTAGTTAATTTCGAGAGTAGTGACGGATCAAGAATTGAAAAGGAATTTCATGATGCAGTAGATGATTATTTGGAATTCTGTAAAGAGGTTGGAAAAGATCCAGATAAAGAATATAGAGGAATATTTAATGTTCGAATCAATCCGGAATTGCATAAAAAATTAGCTTTAAAAGCGTATGAAAATGGAGAATCTTTAAACGCTACAGTGGAGAAAGCGATTCAAGAATATTTGACGGAGTATTCAGAAACAAATAGTCAGTTGCAAAAGACAATTAAAATATTGTCAAATATGTTGGAAACTAAAGGAATGTATAACAGTGAAAAGACTCTTCCAATAGAGACAGAATCAAAAATTATTCCATTTAACAAAGCAACAAATGTGAATATGCAATACAAACAAGAGGAGAAGGTGAAGTAAATGATTAAAAATTTATCGGAATATTTTTTGCCGGAGCATGAATTTTATTTGCAAAATATTTCTTATAACAGAATTGAGAAGATAGCAGATGAAGAAGAGCACTCTTTAAATTGCGTTGATAGCATTAAGGTGGATGTTGATGGGAATGAAAGTGTAAGGGTAACAGTCACGAGAGCTTTGTATTTCGAACATAATGAATTGTTTAACTTGACGGTTACTTTTGGTGCTATTTTAAAATTTGATCCAGCCAAAAAAGACGAATACAAATGGCACGAAATTAATATGGCGGAAGAATTTAGAAAAAATGGGGAGTTTGTAACTAATAATTTAGTGGCAAGAATATCATTGTTAATTGCCCAAATAACATCTTCTTATGGGCAAACGCCATTGATTTTACAACCAAGTGTAGCAAAATAAATATCATTTTTAGGGCACCCTCCGGGGTGCTTTTCTAATGCAAAAATAAACCAGAATTGAAGGTGGTGAAGTGGCGGGCTATGAAAACATAAGAGATGCAAATAACAATCGAACTCCGGAGGAACGCCGGGAGTTAGCAAAAATAGCAGGTCAGGCAAGTGGACAGGCAAGACGCAGGAAGGCAAACTTCCAGAAGACGTTGAACTTGCTGCTTACTGCAGAAATAGATAACGAAGAATGGAAGCCGATTTTAGAGTCACTCGGAGTTGAGTGTACTTTGGAATCGGCTCTTCTTATGGCTCAGATTAAGGCTGCATTGGATGGGGATACACAGGCTGCGAAGTTTGTAGCGCAGTATTCCGGACAGAGTAACAGAGCTGAGGAAGATTTGGAGAACAAGAAGGCTGAAACAGAACTGATTAAAGCGAGAAAAGAATCCATCACAGGCGAAAACGAGAATAATGATGCACTTGATCGTCTGGATCAGATATTAAAAGAGGTGCGGGACAATGCAATTAAGCAAGAAACAGAATGAATATATTGTGAACGCAACTCATAGATGGAACATTAAATCCGGGGCAGTTCGTTCCGGAAAGTCTTATGTAGATACAGCTTTTGTGGTTCCATTCCGTATTCGAGAGAGGACTGGCAAGCCGGGACTAAATGTTATACTTGGTGTGTCTAAGGAATCGATTGAACGAAACGTGCTGCAGCCAATGCGTGAGATTTATACAGAGGAACTGATCGGGCAGATCAATAACCGGAATATGGCAATGATCTGTGGTGAAGAAGTATATTGCCTGGGGGCAGAGAAAGTCAGTCAGGTAGCGAAGATACAGGGAGCCAGCATAAAATATTGTTACGGTGATGAGATTGCCAAGTGGAACAAAGAAGTGTTCCAGATGTTGAAATCACGACTTGATAAGCCTTATTCGTGCTTTGATGGAGCTTGTAACCCAGAACATCCAACACACTGGTTGAAAGAGTTTCTGGATAATGACGAACTGGATATCTATTTGCAGAGATACACAATCTTTGATAATCCGTTTCTTCCACAGGAATTTGTTGAGCAGCTGTGCAAAGAGTATGAGGGTACAATTTATTACGATCGTCTGATTCTTGGGTTATGGAAGAGAGCAGAAGGAGCAATTTATAAACGATTTGCAGACAATCCGGAGAAGTTCCGGTGTGAAGTACTGGAAGGACCTGCAGACAATCCGGAACATAAACAATTCAGGAAAAATGATATTGTATCGATAGAGATTGGACTTGACTTCGGAGGAAATCAGTCCGGTCATTCTTTTGTGGCCAGAGGATATACAGACGATTACAGAGACGTGATAGGGATTATGTCTAAGCGAGTCATGGCAAAAGACCAGGAAAAAGACATAGACAGCAATATGCTGGATCAGTTGTTCTGCGATTTTGTTCAAGAGGTAATTGATAAATACAGTGTGATCAAAAAACAAGGCGATTATGTAGAGTACTGTAATGTGGAATCCGTTTACTACGATAATGCGGAGACAGTGCTCGGTAATTCCATCCGAAATGCAGTGGAAAAGAGATTCCCTTGGATGATTGTAAGAAAAGCGAAGAAAGCATCTATCATTGATCGGATTCGCTGTACGATCCGATTGATGGGAGCTGGAAGGTTCTGGATTACAGAGGATTGCAAGTCCCTGCAGACAGCACTTTCGGATGCGGTATGGAATAAAGACGTGAAAGATAAAGATGAGCGTCTGGATGATGGTAGCACCGATATTGATAGCTTGGATGCATTTGAATATACAATTGAACGGGATATGCGAGATCTGATAGAAGAGGTGGAAAATGTTTGATGGATTAAAAAGACTATGGGGAAGGATAGTGAGCATGTTTAATTACACGACATTAAAAAATATAATTGGCAAAGATGTGGCACTGTCACAGACCATGATCGATGCCATCAATGAATGGAAAAGAATGCTGGCCGGAAATGCAGACTGGTGTGACGATACAGTAGAATCCTTGAAATTGGAAGAAGGTATCTGCCGTGAGTTTGCAGATTCGGCTCTGGTGGAGATGGAAGCCAAGATATTAAATAATGACAAGATGGATAAGGTTCTCCAGAAAGGCCTGTCCGACATAAATAAGAAGCTTCAGACCGGTCTTGCTCTTGGAGCAATGGTTCTCCGACCGCTTGGTCCGGACAAGACAGAATATGTTGCTGCAGATAAATTCATTCCGATTAGTTTTGATGATAACGGAGTCCCAAATGATATTGCTTTTCTGGTTGTAAAGTGTACTGGTGAAAATGACTATTACACCAGAGTAGAGAGACATTATTTCACAAATGGGAATCTGACCATTGAAAATAAATGTTATCATTCGCAGAGCCGAAGTGATATCGGGCAGAGATGCAGCCTGGAAGCAGTCGCAGAATGGGCAAATATTCAACCTGGGCCAATTGTTTATACCGGTATGACAGAAATGGATTTTGGATATTATCAGAATCCAATTGAGAATAAGGTGGATAGTTCTTCATGTGGTGTATCAATATATGAGTCGGCAAAAGGATTGATAAAGAAAGCTGATGTGCAGGCAGCACGTCTTGACTGGGAATATGATTCTGGAGAACGTGCGATTCACGTGGATCAGAGAGCATTAAAGAGTAAAGGCGGTAAGACTTACCTGCCAAGGCTGAAAAAACGTCTTTACAAAGGGATGAACCTTGAAGATGGTAAGGACAAAGAACTTTACAAAGAATATTCTCCTGCAATGAGGGATGAAGCATTTCGAAGAGGATTAGAAGAATACAAACGAGAGATTGAGTTCAATGTTGGTCTTGCTTACGGAGATCTGTCTGACGCACAGGAGGTGGATAAGACAGCCACGGAAGTGCTTGCATCAAAGACTAGAAAATACAACCGAGTTACTGCAATACAGGAGAAGCTCGAAGAATGTTTAAATGGATTCGTAAATGCGCTGGCTTTCTACAACGGTTCTTATATGTCTGGTGTGGAATTTACTTGCGAGTTCAATGATTCAATCTTGGCAGATGAAGAATCAGAAAGGCAGCAGGACAGGCAAGACGTGAGTATGGGTGTTATGAGCCTGGTTGAATACCGCATGAAATGGTATAACGAGGACGAAGCAACTGCAAAGTCAAAGATCCCGGAACAGAATCAGGTGATGGAGTAAGATGCGGGATGATTACAAAAATAAGATGGCCAGTAAGATCGCTGCCAGATATCAAGACCTGGAAGAACGGATCATGCAAGATATTGTTCGAAGGATCGTTAAAACTGGTGAGATTACCAGTACTGCAGATTGGCAGATCAACCGGTTGCGGATTCTTGGATATTCTTCGGAGGATATTGAGCGGGAAATCAAAAAGACGCTTAATGCTTCCTACCCGGAGATGTTTGAGCTGTACGACAAGGTAATCGAAAAGGAATATGTTCGAGATAATGATGTCTATGAGCAGATCAATGCAGAATATATACCGTATGATCAGAACGAGCAGCTTAATCAGATCACAGAAGCAATTATTGATCAGAGTTGTGAAGATTTGGAGAATATAACCAATTCACTCGGATTCTATTTGGACTATGGAAACGGCAGGAAGGTGCTGACACCACTTGCACAAGTGTATTCGGGATATCTGGATGCAGCATGTTATGATATCGTAACCGGCGCGTTTGATTATAACAGTGTCCTGAGACGAGTAGTTACACAGCTCACGAACAGCGGACTTCGGAAGATTGATTATGCTTCTGGGAGAGCCGATCGGGTGGATGTGGCTGCAAGGAGAGCGGTCATGACTGCAGTCAGTCAGATTACCGGAAAGATATCTGAGTACAACGCACAGAAGCTTGGCACGGAGTATTTTGAGGTGGAGTGGCATGCAGGTGCACGACCGACTCATGCAGTGTGGCAAGGGCGTGTCTGGTCCAAGGAACAGTTGTATTCAGTATGCGGTCTGGGGACAGTTACAGGACTTCTTGGAGTAAACTGCTATCATACATATTATCCATTCTTTCCTGGACTATCCGAACGTAACTGGTCGGATGAATGGCTGGATGTCAAGAATCTGGAAGAGAGTGAACCGAAGAACTTTGGGGATAAGGAATATACCTTGTATGAAGCCAAACAAAAGCAACGTCAGATGGAATTGGCGATGCGGTCGCAAAGAGAAAAGGTTCGACTGCTCCAGAAAGGCAAGGCTGATCCGGATGAAATTCTGTTGCATAAAGCAAAGTATCAAGGACAGTTAAATGAATATTCCAGATTTTGCCGGAAAATGAAGCTTACGGAAGAACGTGAGCGTATTTACCTGGATATGAAAGGTCGGGTGGCAACAAATAGCAAACGACAGAATGCATTGTTCCCGCCGGAAATGATCGAAAATGCTTCCAAGGATGTAGCTCAGTATAAGCGTTATAAAGAAGTTCTGGGAGATTCTATGGGTTCGCTTGTTAATTTCGGTCAGGTGAAATATAATGATAGTGAGAAGTGGAAAATTATCAGTGAAACATATACAGATGTAAAATGGCAGAGTCAAGCACTGAAGAAGAAACAAATAGGAGAAGTGCATTCTATCCCGTATAAAGGTACTCCGAATAGCGTGTTTGATAATTTCAAAGATGGTGCCTTGCAGAGACGTAGATATTACGGAAATGATGGAAGACCAAGATTGGACATAGATATGACGGATCACGGAAATTCAAAAGAACATCCGATTGTACCACATTATCATAACTGGTATCTTGATGAAAAAGGTAACTTGAAACGTGAAGCAAAGCACGATAATCCACTTAAATTAGGGCATAAAATTGCTAATAAAGATATTCTCGAGAAGAGGTGATTGAAATGATTGAGTATAAAGATTATGCAAAATTTGAGAACTTGTCTGAGCTGTCAGAAGCTATAGAGATAGGATTAGATATCGAGTTTATTCTTTATGGAGAAAGATATAATATTTCGTGGAGAGATGATGAGCCGTTTATATGCAGGTGTCCAGAAGGTGAGACTAATTTCTATACAGATGCCAAGGCAATGCTTGATAAACATAAAATAAATGATAGACAGTTAAAGGAATTATGGAATGATATGAAAGTATTATCCATGTAGCTACCACCAGTCGAAAGGCCGGTGGTATTTTTGTACGCATTTTTAGGAGGTGATCCACTTATCTCCCTTTGAGACGCAGGGTTATGCGTCTTATTTTTATGCCCTGTCATAAGGCTATAAACTGGACAATTACCCGGCCGGAGGTCTAACCGGCTATATCCCATACCGCTGAAAGAGCGGTCAATAAAATATTTCAGGAGGAATGTAACTATGAAAAATATTTATGAGATTTTGAAAGAGTATGGTATGGAAGTCCCGGCAGATAAAAAAGCGGATTTCGATAAGGCTTGGAAAGAAAATTATCGTACTAAAAGTGAGTATGATAATGCAGTTTCGCAGAGGGACAACTATAAGGCCTCTCTGGATGATGTGAATGCCAAGCTGAAGGAGTTTGAAGGTGTCGATGTAAAAGATCTGCAGGGACAGATCACAAAGCTTCAGGGAGATCTGAAAGCAAAAGATGATGAATACGCAGCGAAAGAGGCAGATCGTGTATTCATGGATTCTATCAAAGAAGCAGTCAAGACTGCAGGTGGAAGAAATGAAAAGGCTGTTATTGCCATGCTGGATATCGATGCTCTGAAAGAATCAAAGAATCAATCCGCGGATATCAAAAAGGCTTTGGAGGATGTAAAGAAGTCAGACGGATATCTGTTCGGAGCAAACGAACCAATCAACAATGCAGTAGGTGGAACCAACATTAGCGGTGGAGCGGATCCAGGAGCAGACGATGTCTCAGCTATTCGCGCTGCTATGGGACTGCCGGAAAAGAAATAAGGAAAGAGGTAGAAAGATATGGCGAATGCAATTACATTAAGAAAAACATATTCCACACTTCTGGATGAGGCATACAAGTTAGCATCATTAACAGCAGTGCTGGATGGACCGAATGATTTAGCTCAGGAGGGCGCAAATGCGAATGAAATCTTAATCCCGAAGATGTCTATGAGCGGATTAGCAGATTATGATAAGCAGACAGGCTATGCCTTAGGAGATGTAACGCTTGATTACGAAACAAAGAAGTGTGACTATGATCGAGGTCGTATGTTCACTGTAGATGCAATGGATAATATTGAATCTGCAGGTATCGCGTTTGGACGTCTGTCCGGCGAGTTCTTACGTACACAGGTAGTGCCGGAATTGGATACATGGAGACTTGCGAAGTATGCTGGATATGCATCAGGAAACAATGTTGTTACAGGAGCGATTGCTGATGGAAAAGCAGGTATTGCGGCAATTCGTGCGGGCAAGACTGCAATTAAGAATGCGGAGGCTAAAACAGAGACTTGCTACCTGTTTATTTCGACAACGCTGAAAGGAATGATTGATGACCTTGACACAACGGCATCAAAGAAGGCGATGGAAGATTGGGCAGGAGTAATTGAAGTACCGGCAAGCAGATTCTTTGACAAAATCACACTGACGAAAACTGGTGCAGGTGGATTTGCAACCACGGGAGGAAAAGCAATTGATTTCTTGATTGTGGACAAAAACGCAGCAATTCAGTATCAGAAACATACAGTTTCGAAGATTATCACTCCGGAGCAGAACCAGACAGCTGATGCATGGAAGTTCGGTTACAGAACAGTTGGTATTGCAGAAGCGAAGGACAATAAGAAAGTAGCAATCTATGTTCACAAAGCCGGAGAGTAAGGAGTGATGTCATGAATGTGACATACGAGTATTACAAGGATTCTTTTGGTGGTTCTCTGATTCCGGAGAACCGCTGGATTTCCTTGGAATTAAAAATGAGTGCAAGACTTAACCAGTATACATTTGATCGAATGAAAGAAGACAACTGGCCGGAACAAGCCAAAACAGCACTTTGTGAAATGTGCGATTGTGCATATAAGTATGAGCGGCGTGACGGAAAGACTTCGGAAGATAATGATGGCTATTCCGTGTCATATGATACGAGTAAGCCATTGAATGTGATGTTATATGAAATCGCAGAAGTGTATTTGATCAATACAGGATTAATGAGTTTGGCGGTGGATGATGATGTTAACGAATGCAACGATAACTGTTTATAACCGTGGGTACGATCTACTCACCCGTTTCGATACCTGGCATAGAACCGTTATTGAGAATGTGCATGTATATGTTAATCACAAGGCATCTGTTGGCGATTCCGGACTAAACAGTGCAGAAGTATATAAGATCCGTATTCCTACCGATGTGGAGAATGCGGATCAGTATCTTCCACCGGAGGAATATGCGAAGTTGAAAGATCCGGAAGAACACTGGACTATTCAGACAGATGATCAGATTGTGCTCGGTGAGTATGATCAGGAGATTGAAAGATCAGCTGATCTGAAAGACGTACGGTTGAGACATTGCAAAGTGTTGTCCTGGTCGGATAACCGGTTCGGCGGGTTGCCACATTGGAGAATTGAAGGTGAGTAAATGACACAGAAAAAGGAATTTCGAATTACAACCCCTCGTGGAAGTGTGTTTACTTCAGCTGATGCGAATGGAAGCGTAACGGCAAAAATAGAGTGGGCACCAGGATTTGCGCAGCGAAAGGCTGAGAGCTTTTCAAAAGCGCAACAGGTTGTTGATTCAGAATGCCTGAGGTATATGAATCCACTTACACCAAGACGAACAGGATTTCTGATTAAATCAGGAACACTTGGAACAGTGATCGGATCCGGAAGTATCGAATATTTAGCGCCTTATGCCCGCCGGCAGTATTATGAACACAAATCACGGGCAAGGTGGTTTGAGACCATGAAGGCGAGCAAGAAAGACGTAATCAGAGAGGGGGCCGAGAAGCTTGCTGCACGTTAAGAGGCCGATTATTGATAGTATCCGGGAGTACATTGCCACTTGCCCGTACGTCGATGATCGAAAGATTAATATTGATTATCTCGGTGATGGAATGGAGTATTCCATTGATCCGATCGGGGCAGATCCCATCTACAAAAGGTATACCGATGGAACCTGCCTAAAACAATTCCAGTTCGCTCTGACCAGTAAAGAAGCCTATGACGGTGATGCCAGAACTGGCATTGCTAACAGCGGATTTTACCAGTCGTTTGAAGAGTGGGCGGAACAGAACAACTTAGATGATATTTTCCCAGAGTTGGACGGGCACGATGCCATAAAGGTGGAAGTGCTGCAGTCCGGCTATTTGTTTGCACCGGATGTAGACCTGGGACGATATCAGATGATCTGCAGATTGATTTATAAATAGGAGGTAGAACATGGAAGGAGATACAAATAAAAAGAAATTAGTAGGCAGGCATAAGCGGGTAGCGTTTATGGATGTCGCCGGTGATGGTAAGACATTTACCAGGATGACAGGGTTCACATCAATGTCTGATTCAAAGAACTCTACAGAGTACAGCAGGCAGTATGTGGATGAAGCATCAGAACGATCAGACGTAGTTGGATATGCTCCATCTATGGATTATGAGTTTGACCGTTATACAAATGATGCGGTGCATGCAAAGCTGGCAGAGATTACAGATGATGAGATTCTGGGATCAGATGCACAGGTAACTGTTGTGGTTGTGGATCTTTTTGACGCTACGGCAGAAGATGCCAATACATGTACAGCTAGAAAGCGTGATTGGAGTGTTATTCCCGATTCAGAAGGTGATGGAACGGATGCACTGATCTACAAGGGCAGTTTGAAAGCAGCAGGAGAAATTGTAAAGGGTACTGCGACAACGACAGATAAGTGGCAGACATGTACATTTACAGCAGAGTAAAGATAGGAGAGTGAGCCGATGAGCCTTTTTAAATTTGGAGATCTCGAAGCGGAGATTGATTTTACAGATGTACTATTTTTGGAAAATCTTGAAGATGCGAAACAAGCAATGAAAGAAGAAGCTGCACGTGTACCCAAAACTGGAAAGACTGCAGATATTATTCGTGCACAATGCCAGTGTTACTTTAATTTTTTTGACAGAATTATCGGAGAAGGTGCACATGAAGAAATGTTTCAGGGGAAAATCAGCTTGAATGCATGTCTTGATGCTGCGGATGAGTTGCTGAAATTCGAAAATGACGAAGCGACAAAGCTGAATGGACGATACAGTGAATATACCATACAGCAGCATGGTAACAGACAGCAGAGACGTAATTATAATAAGCAGCATGGAAAGAAGCAGAATAAGGGAAATGTTACTTATTACCGTAATGGTAACAGGTAGTATGCTATGAATATTTTGTTCGATAAATTTCCGGATACAGTTTTCGTGAATGGTGAAGCTTACCAAATTGAAACAGATTTTCGTGAATGGATACGATTTGCTAAACTGGTGGAAGACGAGGATATCCCCTGGCAGATAAAGTGCCGACTGTTGTTGCAATGGTACATAGATGGGATTCCGGATGATCTGGAAACAGCAGTTTATGCATTGGGTGATTTTCTGGCAATGAAAACAGAAAACGCAGAAGAGGATGAGAGTATTACCGGATCTGCACCGAAGCAATTGTATTCTTTTGAACAAGATGCAGAGTGTATTTACAGTGCATTCCGAGAGGTGTATGGAATTAATCTGCAGACGATTCCGTATATGCACTGGTGGGAGTTCCAGACATTGTTTGCTGGCCTTCCGGAAAAGACAGAGATCAAACAGAGAATTATGTACCGGAGCATAGATCTCCGGACAATTAAAGATAAAGACGAGCGTAAGAGAATTAAAAAGATACAGGAGATAGTTGCGCTGAAAAAGAAGAATCAGAGAAAAATGACAGATTATGAGATTGGAGATATGTTTGCGTGATGGAGCATATGATTAAGATCCCGACAGAAAGAAAGTGGTTCCGGTGTCCTTGTTGCGGTAAGAAGTTATTGATATACGATGATACCGCCAAATGTGATGGTGTATATATTAACTGTCGGGAGTGTAAGAGAGAAGTAAAAATAAAGATATAAAGCACATGTGAGCCGTTGAGCCGTGCTATCAGAAAGGATGATAGTATTGGCAGACGGCTATTTAAATTTTGATACCAAGATAAATGAAAAGGGATTTAATGACGGTATAAGTAAACTTGGTAGTCTTGGCAAATCAGGACTATCAATAGTCAGTAAGGCAATGACTGGAGCAATTGCTGCAGTCGGAACCGGAGCTGCAGCGATTATAAAATCGTCACTCGGTGTAGTTGCCAACATGGAGCAACAGGTAGGTGGTGTAGAGACTCTATTCAAGGACAGTGCGAATACGGTCATAGCAAACGCAAATAAAGCATACAAGACTGCGGGAATGTCCGCAAACAATTACATGGAAACAGTGACAAGCTTTTCAGCATCATTGTTGCAGAGCCTAGGAGGAGATACTGCGAAAGCGGCATCTTACGCAGATCGGGCTATTGTGGATATGTCTGATAACGCAAATAAGATGGGCACGAATATGCGTGACATCCAGAATGCTTATCAGGGTTTTGCAAAACAGAATTACACCATGCTAGATAACTTAAAGCTTGGGTATGGCGGTACTCAGGAAGAGATGAAACGTCTCATTTCTGATGCGTCAAAGATGACTGATGTCCAGAAAGAACTTGGTGTTACAGTCGATGCAAGCAGCTTGTCCTTCGGAAATATTGTAAATGCTATTAGTGTTGTCCAAAAGCAGATGGGAATCACTGGGACTACTTCGAAAGAAGCAGCGACTACAATTGAAGGTTCTGTGAATTCTGCCAAAGCAGCTTGGGAAAACTTTGAAGCTGGAGTTATAAGTGCAAATGACCTTGTAGAGACATTCTGGACTGCAGCGCAGAATATTTTTACAAATTTAGGACAGATCATACCAAGATTAGGAAAAACGGGGATGGATGTTGTCAGCGCACTTGCCGGGAAAATCGGCGGCGCTGTTCCACAAGTAAAAGGTTTTACTGATAGTATTTCCAAATTAGCCAATGAGCTAAAGGGGATGAACAGTGATCAACTGTTAAATCTTGGAAAGATGGCAGTTGTAATTGCCGGATCAGCTCCGGCGTTGTCCATATTTGGAAAAGGAATTGAAAATGTAAAAACTGCAACTGATGGATTTAACGACATTGTTGATGGAGTTGTCACATCTATAGGAAAAGTACCTAAAGGGGCAAAGAGTGCCAGTGCCACGTTTAAAAAGATAGGTGGTGAGTTCAAATATCTCGGCGAAAGTATTGCGCTTCCGTTCCAGGATCTTGGGGAGAAAATAGCTCCTCGTCTGAAA